ACGAAATGCTTCTCGGTCAGCGTCACCGTTGGGATGCGGTAGGCGGACGCGTAAGGCACGATGCGGCCGCCCGTGTAGGCGATCAGGCCACCCATTGCCGAGAGGAGCTTGCCGATGTTCTCGTCTGGGCTGGCGCTCGTCACAATCACGCCGTTGGCCTCGTAGCGGTTTTCGTTTACGACGGGCGAGACGGGCAGGATTTGAACCTGTTCCTCGCAGATCGTCGCGGCGACGCCGAACGCGGTGTCGTCAACCTCGGCTGCGGTCATGCCCATGCCCAGCGACGTGTCGGTTAGGTAGTCGCGAAGGCAGAGCGCGGCGTTGGCTGAGTAGGCGGTGTTTCCCGTGCGCGGATCGAGCACCTTCTTGCCGCGAATCACGGCGCTGATGTTCGGAATGCCGCTCGGGAATTTCTCGGCGTCCCACGTCAGGCGAACGTAGAGGTAGGCGATGCCGAGCAGGCGATGGTCATCCGTCCATTTTCCATCCGTTAGGTCCTTGGTGTCGAATTTCAAGTCTTCATCGACCGTTTGATAAGTCTCGCCGAGATGCTTATTGATGCGCGCCACGCCGTTGTAGAAACCAGTCGGCACGTTGGTATGCACCGGATCGAGTTCAACCAGCTCGTCATTGAAATAGATTTCATCGATGGCTTGGATCTCGTGGCCGGCGAGCGTGACAACGATGTGCAGGAACTGATTCTTGTCTCCCGTCGTGCTGAGGTAAACAATGGTTCCGCTGACCCGGCATCTGCCGTAAACCATCCGGCGCGCCGAAATGGGATTGCGAACCATCTGCGACCGGTCTGTCAGTGAAGCATCCGAGAAGCTCGGCATTTTCGGCGCGAGCAGTTTCGACGCGGCCATTGAAGCGCCGACAACGGCAACAAATGCAACCGTGTATCCAATCGCGGTGGCAATAGCGCCTGAAGTAGTAATGCCGGAGACCAATGCAAACTCGGCAATTTTTAATGCGATAGCTTCCATGTTAGAATTTCCAAGCGCTCTCGACGCTTTGCAGCGAACCAAATATCAGTCCGCTTTTCGCGACATAAACCGTAGTCGCTCCGAGACAAATCCCGAGCGTGATCCCGTGTCCGGCTTCCTGCGCCACAATGTCGCCGCGCCCGGCCAACTGCGGCGCGACTCGTTGCAGCCCTAGCGCGTCCACCAAAGCCTCGACGCCGCCGGCCTCGTCCAGAAATCGCACCGCGCCAAGTCCTGACACGTATCGACCGCGCCACGCCTTCGCGTAATCCTCGCCGGTGCAGAGCTGGACCCAATCGGCCGCGAAGATGCAGCAATCGTTTACGCCCCACGCGAAAGGCTGCTCGCGCCGTTGCTCAATAAATTGCGCCAGCAGGTTCGGCCAGTTGTCACGGCGTGCTGGCATGGTCACATGTAGGACGTGACCTCGGTCTCGCCGCCGCCCTCGTTGACCGGTGCCGCGAGCTTTGCGTTGCCCCAATAGATTTGTTTTTCTTGGATCGCGTTCACGAATTCCAAGCCAAGATCAGGCGGACTGACCGGGTAAAGATTTTGCTGCTCTTCGTGCGTGTATCGCGTTTCGCGCGGCCGGCGAAAGTCCACGAGCTTGTTTTCCGCGCTCATGATAATCGTCGCGTTTTGCCCGTCATCGTTGACCGACATGACATCCATGCGGCCGGCGAAGATCGTGACCGGCGAGGCGACGATTGCGCCGGTCGCGTCGAGTGCGCCAAATAGCACGGAGCACGCTTTGCCTTGGTAGTTCTCCGTGAGCGCAAGCGAGACGTAAGCGCTCGGAATTCCCGAGAGTTGGAAGTTGATTCCACGCGCCGAAAGGTCGGTGGTCTCTTCGACCGGCGAGATTGTGCCGAGCGTTCCGATGCCTTGGTAGGTCACGGCGCCGACGGTGATCGTGCCGTAGCCGCTCCAAAGACGGACCGGCGTCGAGAACGAGAACGACGCGAGCAGGATTGGCGAGAGCTGCGATGCGCTGACCTCGGTGACCATGTTGGCCGAGAGCGACCGGCCGGCGGTGGTGATGCTCATGACTCGACGTCCTCGATGATCGCAAAGCCCACGCCGTAAATGCTCGCCTCGCCGATGGCCCACTCGGTGCTCGGTGACGCGAGGCGGAAGACGCCCTTGGCGTTGGCGTAGGTAATGGACGTGCCGCCGGCGTAGCTTTTGCGTAGAGCCGGAAAAAGATCGACGCTCGTTGACGAGTTGGATTGCACGACCTTGTAAAGCGAGGTCGAGATTTGCAGCCAGTCGCCGACTGCAAATGATCCAGAGCCGCCCGTGTTTGTGTAGGTCAATGTCGTGCCGTTCGCAGTCGCCGTGGCTACGTTCAGCGTCCCGGTAACGCCGCCTCGGTTCAGCGGGTTGGCGTAGTCTTGAAAATAGAACGTGCCGCGCTGCGCTTTGAGAAGAAACGCGACGATCTCCTCGGCGTCCGCCCGCTTCATCGGCGGACAATCGACCGAGCCGAGCCACGCTTGACCCGGCCAGTTGTATTGCTGGGTCTGCAAGGTAAAGGGCGACGTGTTGCGCGAGGTCGCAGAAACGCCCGTAAACGACAAGCGCGAGAGGTTAAACGGACTCGGCGGCGTGAGTGGATAGGTGATGGCCATGACGATTAGGCGAAGGCTGCGCGGTATCCGCCGCCGCGTCGAACCATGTCGGGAATCTCGGCCTTGAGCCGGCGCCGCTCTTGTTCGAGGATCGGAGCGAGTTCAGCCCGCGAGACGCCGGCCGCGATGTTGTAATTCACGGTGACGCCGCCGCTCCCCGATCCGCTGCCGCCGCCCATCTTGTTATTCGGCACGATGGTGCCCGACGCGTGTGGCACGAACAGCTCTGGTCCTTGCTCGCCGACGACGTAGGGCGAGCCGCCGCTGACTGGTCCGCCCATTGCCTTGAATGGGATTCTCAACGCGGCAGATATTCCTTCAGCAAGTGGGTTGGTAATTGTTTTTTGGAACACCAGCCGGAGTAAATCACGGCCGAGTGAGCGCACGACCTCGCCGAGCTTTTGCCCGCTCAAGATCGCGTCCTCGAAGCCTTGAGCAATCATGTCGCCGGCGTTCAAAAAGATCGCGTCGTTTTCCGCAAGAATCTTGTTCAACCTCAGGTTCACGTCCGTCTGCTCTTTCATGAGCTTCAGTTTTCTTTCTTCGATCACTCCGACTGCTTTGCCGTTCGCGATTGCTGTGCTCATCTCGTTGTTGAGCTGAATCATTTGCTGATTTTGAATCCCGCGCAGTTCATTAAGTGCCCTTAGATTATCCGGCCTTGAGATTTCAGCAATTTCTCCCTTGGGTTTGCTCTTCGTCAGCTCAACTTGCGCGTCCGCAAGTTGCTTCGATAAATCCAGCCCCACCTGCCGTTCGACGTTGTAGGCTCTTGCCAGCTCCACTTCCAGCCTTGCTCGGTCAAGCGGCTTGCTTTCGTCAACTGCCGCCATCGCGTTTTCTAACCTTTGAACATCTGCGGTGACTTCATCGAAAGCAGCGCCAGTTGATTGACCGATTTTGTCGAAATCTTTTCCGAGAGACTGAACCGTTTCCCCGAGCGATTTGATTTCTTTCGCCGACTGTTCTTTTCTAAATTCTCCCAGTTTTTTCTTTAAATCCGTCTCGTCTAAAATTCCCACCATTTCACCCAAAGCAAAGCCGGCACGGGTAAGTGCGGCAGGAATTTGCACAATAAAGTTGAGCAGCCCCTCGATTGCATTTTGGAAGCGCATTGCTCCCAAAATTTGCTCGTCGCTCATTCCCATCTCCTCGCTCGCTGTTACGACCTGATCGATTTTGCCTTTCAGCATCGTCATCGTCGCCACAAGCGCACTGCCACCCAAAAGATTTTTGCCTAGTGTCCCGATGCTTGCGGTGGTTTTTTGCAAGCGCGTCAGACTATTCTGAATCCCAGCAAAAGCCTTCTTCGTGTCATCGACCGCCCGCAGTGTGAATGTCGCCTCAGCCATGGTTTTTAAGTTTTCGGTTTTGGTGTTCGATGTAGGCGAGCCAGCCCGTTAGTTCCTGAGCTGGCATCGCGAGCACCTCGTGGGCAAATTTGTGCAGACGATCCGCGAGCGCGTAAACGGCGAGGAGGTCTGCCGCCTCCCCGCCGTAAATCAGTTTTTTAGGTCGTCCACCTTCGGCGCGTCGTCCGCGAGAATGGCGTTGGCGACGCGTCCGACGACGTTGCTGTCCGCCTTGTTCAACAGCGTCGGCTTGTGCTCGATCGTGAACAGCTTCGCGCCGTGCTCGTCGGTGGCTTTCATGATGAGGATGTCCACGAGCAGCTCCATGTCGTTCTCTTTGCTGCGACGATAAAGCCGGTTTTTTTCCGAGAGCGTGACCGGCGTTGCGTGCACGACTAACTTCCACTCCGGCACGTCGATTTTGCGCGTGCCGAGTGAGGCGAAGTGTTCTCTGACGAGGTCGATTGCGTCCATGTGTGTGTTGTGTTTTTTGCCTGCGAAATTAAGCCGTTAGCACAGAAAGCACTCCATTTCCCTCGAAACTAATTTGACCTTCTATGATGCCGTCAAAGCTGGCACTTACGTTGAACTGGGTCACGATGGCGGCGCCGGAATAGTAAACGTCGCCGGTGCTGCCGCCTTCTGGGTAAAGGTTGAGCGTGACCTGCGAGCCGATGGTGATCAGGAGTTGGCCGGCGTCGGTCTCGTCCCAGTAAAGGTCACCAGAAACCGAGAACGATTTCATGGATGCGAGTCGGGTGCGGTAGGTGTCGCCGATGACCGAATCTTCCACGGTGTCGGAGGTGTGGGTCAGAGCGTAGTTGCGCAGCTCGCCGATGGTCGTGCTGGATAATTTGATTAGGCCTTCGCGGCCGAGTTTGGTTGCCATAGAATTAGGTTAGTCGGTTGAAAAATACATGCAGTTGAAAGTGTGCCGAGCCGAGCCGAAGCGCCGGTCCTCGTCTGGCTCAATCGTATATTC